TTCATTTTATTCCAAAAGAAGGATGTTGTTGGGTATGTATTGTGTCATCAACCAGTTTGAGCCGTCAGACACCAACGTGGCTGCGTCGCCCGAACTGGCCAACAGGATAGACGTCCCCGCCGCGCCGCCAGCCAATGGCACCACGTTAGACGACGCCGACACAACCGCTTGGACTTGGTAGTTCTGAAACCGCAAAACCCGACCTGTCCAGCTTGAGGCAGTAGGCAAAGTCACCGTGCAAGTCGAGCCAGACTTATTGTTGATCAGCCAAACATCAGTGTCTGCAACACTAAAATTGGCAGTCTTGGTGACCGGCGCAGACGGCGCAAAATAGTCAGTATTTACGACCGCCGCTGAAATAGAGGTGCCATTACCTTTAAGCAAGCCAGTGACTGTGGTTGTCAAGGTAATCGCTGGCGTGGTCGTGGCAGTCGCCACCGTACCGGCAAAGCCATTGGCCGTGACAACCGACACGCTGGTGACCGTGCCACTGGTTGCTGGCGCTGCCCAAGTAGGCGCGCCACCAGTTGTGGCAGTCAATACTTGGCCGGTAGTTCCTGCCGCTGTAGCGACAGGCGTTGCGCCAGCTCCGCCACCATAGACAACGCCGTACTGCGTTAGCGCAGCCGAAGACGCCCATGTTGTGCCGTTGGAGAAATAAGGAATGCCGCCGCTGGTTCCCGCCACTGTTAAAGCAGGTGTAGTGGTTGGGTTGGCAACTGTAATGATGCCACCAGTAAAGCTGACGCTTGTAACAGTGCCGCTGGTTGCTGGGGCTGCCCAAGTTGGCACACCGCCTGTAGTCGCTGTCAATACTTGGCCTGTTGTACCTGCAGCAGTGAAGGCATACGCCGTACCCGTACCATAGGCAATCCCATTTGTTGTAGGGGTTGCAGAGCCGTTTGTGCCGCCGTTGGCAATACCCAAGGTGCCTGCAAGGGTGATAGCGCCTGTGGTAGCCGCTGCTGGCGTCAGGCCGGTCGTGCCGCCTGAGAACGACAGCACACCAGTGTTGGCAATGGTCACGTCGCCTGTTGCGCCGGATACTGATATGCCTGTGCCTGCAATGTTTGACAGCACACCAGTGTTGGCCAGCGTGATTGTGCCAATGCCATTGGTCACTGAAATGCCTGCGCCGACGCCCAATGTGTTTAGGGTATACCCTGTGCCATTACCAATCAGCAGTTGGCCGTTGGTTGGGATAGTGGATAGCCCTGTGCCGCCGCTAGCAACGGGGATAACGCCAAGCCCACCGCCAACAATGTTGTACAGACTGTAAAACCACCGATACCACTCACGCGACACCGCCCCAGTGCGCTCGTCAATAAGCGACACCCGTGGGGGCGTTATTTGGGTGGCGTTTGGACTGGTGGCCATAGTCAGGCATTGGTCGGGCTTATGATCAATTCAGCCCCCATGATGGCTATTTTGTTGGGGTCAGTGCCAGAGAGTTCATACACACGGTCACGCAACTTGAGCGTCATGCCAAGCCTGCGCCAAAAGGTTCGTTGGCCATACGCACCAATCTTTCCAAGTGGTGACCAATGCTCATTTGACCAAGTGTGACCGCCGTCATCCGACCAACGCAGCATAACCGCAGGATCAGAACCTTGGCCGTCATTCAGGCCAACGCCTGCCTCGCAGTCCAATTGCAGACTGTGATGCGCCGTGCGCTTGAGGTTGTTTTGGCCAGTGGGCAGCGCCCGCCAGCTTCGCAACCATTTCTGAATGCCGGCATTGTCAGCATACACGTCCAAGTCAAACGTGTAGATGTTGCCGTTCTCATAGTCGCCAACAATGATGTTGCCGCCAAAGTTGCACTGGCAGTTGCTGCGGTGCCGCATAAACTCGCCGTTGTTCCATCCCGCGCGTTCATGCCATGCTTGGGTAGACACGTCATAAACCCATGTGGCGTTGCCGCTTGGAAACGTCAGCACATAGAAAGCATGGCCTTCTTGCTGGTAGGTGTAGGCAATAGCGTCTGAGATGTTGCCGTACTGGGCGATGGCGTATTCAATGGCGTGGGTAGATATACGCACACCAGTGTAGCCATTTGCCCTGTAGACGATACCTTGGCCACGGGCATCAGTCCCTAGCCAAAACAGACCGTTGTCCATCTTGGCTATGGTGTACGCCGACACGCAGCCAATCTCGTTGAATGCGCCTTGGATGCGGGTCAAGGGGAAGTCAGCCGCACCGGAGTCGTACCAGACTTCAACCGAATCGGTGCCAAACACCCACAGCTCACGATGATCAGAGATCAGACCGACCACGCCGTCGGGTGAGCCTTCGGCGCTGGCAAAGTCCAACGGATCGACTGAAGTGCCGTCGAGCAATTGCGACACCCAGATAATCTGGCTGTTGGGCTGGTTGAAGACAAAGTAGCCGTCAAGGTACGCAACAGTTACAGCGCCAGCAAAGTCAGGGTCAGTGATTTGGGCAAATACATTGGTGATTTCGTTGTAGATGTAGCCGTCAGGGTTGCAAGCCAAAAAGATTTGCGTACCGTTGTCAGCAATAGACACGGGGCCTGTGCCCGACACGGTGCCAAGCAGCGTGGGTGTAGCGGTCAGGCCGGTCAGCTTGTAGAAACCGTTGCCCGACACGACGTAGAAGTCGCTGCCATTGGTCTGGTGTGCCCACAAGGCACGGATTGGGCCAGTCCCTACGGTTTGCAGAAAATTGAGGCCAGGGGCGCGGTTGAGAAAGCCAGGCTCCTTGCCGCCTTCAGGGATCACTTCGGGAAACAGATTGATCATGCGGTTGTCGGCAGCGTTGATACTGCGAGCAACATACGCCGACCCAAGAATCGGCGTCTTCATTAGTAATTACGCGTAGATGTTGAATCGCTGGCGCGACGCCACAATGGCGTAGGGCATGGACATGATGTCGTCAGGATTGTTGATGCGCTTGAGATTACGCTTGCAAGTCATGGCGATGCGCTGCACTTGGGGGCTTGGCTCCACGCCAAACTCAGGGGCAAATTCCATTGCCAAGTTATAAGTGAACGCTCGCAAATAGCCTGGGGGAAACAGAATATTTGTCGCCAAATTAGCTGGCTGAGACAATTCCTCAACCGAAATAAAATGCCATTCCAAGTCCCGCGTGGGTCGTGGGTAGATATACATATCAACGTCAGGGTAGGTCATGTTGATAAAAATGACCTGTGGATAAGTTGATGTTACGGTTTTAACCGCAATACCATCATATTGTTGCTGGTTTATAAATTTGATGCCATAGGACACGTTGGTGCCTGGGTCACGGTAATAGGTGGCGTCGTCCAATAAAACAGGACGTAAGCCTGCAAAATTACCTGATGGGCCTAATGTGCGGTTAATTTCGCCAGCAGGCCAAGTAAATATTTGATCTTGAGTAGAAAATACAGATAGACGCTCAGTATTCCATGAGTCAATCATCTGGTTCAGCGCCATCAAAGCGTCTTGAGACACTGATGCGGAAGGCGTCTCGCCTTCAGCCAATACGCCGAGCAATCTCAATGCTCTATTGATCTGATCGCCAGCGGTGTAAATGGCCATATTACGCTCCTTGTTCTGCCGCCTCTAAATTAAGTCGGCCACGACGACGTTTAACTTCCAGTTCGTTTGCGACAGGAGCCGCCTCAACAGGCGTGTCCAAAGTATACCTTGTCCAGCCATTTCTTTCATCAAATTCAGCTTCCATTTCAATGTAAGCTATTTTTCGGCCATGAATTTCGTGTTGAAGATAAATCATAAGAAGAACGGGGCCGAAGCCCCGTTTGGTTAGGTTGCGCCGTGAATGATGGCAAAGTTTAGAACAACAGCTTCGGCCAACGCGCCGCCGGTGCTATTCCACAATCCGATTACAGCAGAGCCCGAGGTCATACTGGATACATAAGGCCAGTAAGCGCCAGCAGTGCCGCCGCCAGACACGTTAACGATAATGACATCGTTTGCGCTGATGATGCTGTTATTCAGCGTAAAAGTTACCGCTGCACCGCCAGCCAAAGAGGCGGCGTTCATGGTAATTTTGCCTGCTGATTTGTTTAAAGTTACGGCAGTACCTTTATTGGTCGCTTGCGTAACTGTACCTTGAGCAGCGGCAGCGTAGCCGATCTCCTCAGTTGCGTACATTGTGCTGAATTCGGGATCCAGATATGCAACGCCAGTGGCTTTTGTGTTTGATGGCATGATGTTTTCCTTTAAAAATAGGGGCCGAAGCCCCTATTAAGTTTTAACCAACGCGATACAGAGACCAAGCACCATCACCAGTTTTCACTGCGCGATAGTTTTGGGCAGTACCAGCGGTGGTAACAGTCATCAAGCCTTGTGAGCCAGAAGAACCAATTGACCAGCCGGTGTTGGTAGTGATGGTGATCACGCCGCCGCCAGAACCGTTGGTATTGATCACTACAAACTCAAAGCTGCTACCAACTTTGGCGCTAGACACAACTGCGTCCAGATCAGTAGCCAAAGGCAGTGTGTATGCCGCTGCGGTTGTAGTGGGTGTGCCCAAAATGATACCGTTCAGCAATTGAGCAGTTGTCAGCGTTGCCGTGACAGTTGCCGTTGCTGGGGTACCTTGGGTGTTCATTTGAATTTCGTTCAGATTGCCGTCACCAATTTGGTAACCGCCTGCGCCGTTAGGTAATGCCATGATAATTTTCCTTAAAAAAAGTTACGAATTAGCCCCAGATGCGGCAGGCCATTTGTGGACGAATTGTGCTGTAGCCATACAGAACGTCAATACGGCAAGGCATACGGTCGTTGTTGATGTCGTACTGACGAACAACGCGCAAGCTGATACCGTTATGAACTGCGCTAGCAGCCATATCGACGCCTTGGGG